CTGTTCTGGAGTTTCAACATATACTTCAGGCCCATTGTTTAATTCATCACCAAAAAGTTTTACCTCATTTTCATTATAGTTTATTTGTACTCCCCTTAGAAACATTCTTATAGTTTCGCCTTGATCTTCAAAAACAACTATCATTCTTGGATAAAGATCTTTCATAATTGAAACTGTTTCACCATCATATGTTACATCTTCACACCAAATTTCGGACAATAAATCTAGTGGAACTACAATTTTTATTTTTCTGTGATTTTCTAAATATAGTAATTGACTGCCTATACCACCCAATCCATTCCATTGAGTTTCTGTCAAAAATTCATTATTAAAAGATGGTATTTCATCTACTGTACCTGAAAATGGTCCTAAATCTGTTTCAAAAACAAATGGATCATTTTTTATAAGTCTTTCACCCTCTATTTCTATTGGATATTTTTTTATACAAGTTGTTTTTAAGTTATGAACATATTTTGGATTTATATACTCAGGTTTGTATAAAAATTGATTACTATCTAATGTTAAAATGAAATCTGTATCAAAACCATCAAATTCAGGAGTCATGATTTCATGCCAAACAACATATTCTTTACTACCAGTTTCATTTCCATATTCATCAAAAGGAATTGATTGATCATCTTTTTCAATCATACTTAATCTTCTCACTCCAAAAACTAATCCTTTTGACTTAAAAACATCATCCATAAAATCAAATACAGACTTGTTTTCAGTCGCATAATGTCCAATTTCTGGATATGTAATTCCAGTTGATATTAATGGCGATATTGGAAAATTGCAATTATCAATAAAGTTAAAATATATATTTAATACGACTTCAATACGTGTGTATATAGTCAACAATGACATCCCTGAAATAGTTACAGGTGCTATTGGCTCTGCATTTAACTCCACATATGGGAGACTGGCACAAGTAGAATAATTGACAATATTTCCTAAAATACAAGTGCCCGCATTATCATAAAGCCTCCACTGGGTTTCTGTATATATACATCCTGTTCCGGTAGCTACAAAAGGAATATCAACTGTCAAAACATTTCCTGCTTTTACTTCAATTTCATAACCGTTTCCGCCATCTTCAACAGGATCATAAACTCCATCAACATCAGTTTCAAAATATACAAAATCACCAACAAATAAAAATGTTGAATCGGCAACAGTAACATCTGTTTTTGCTCCTGCCGCTGCTGAAGCCATACTAACAATTTCTGCTCCGGGGTACCCAAATGGTCCACCAATAAAAGCCCTGTAATAAGTGGGATTGCTATTTTCATCCTGTATCCTTACAGGAATTTCATTTCTAACAGCTCCAAAAACATGAGGTAAAATAGATTTTTCATTATTATCTATTTGCATTGTATATAAAAGATCTGTTTTCTCCCTTGTTGCAGTAACACTACCAACAGTTAGGGTACTAGTATCAAGTTGTGGAGCTTCTTCAACCAATTCATAAGTTATTTCGGGACCATCTGAATTTATATCTTTTAGTTGGATCAATCCTGAAAATAATAGTTTTGAATATCCAACCATTAATGATTTTCCAAAAAAAATTTGAGTATCTAGTATTTTTGGAAAATAAGGATAGTTATCAAAAATATTTTTATTTAAAATCATATTTCCAAATTTTGCTTTAAATTGACCACCTTTGTAATCTGAAATTTCTTGTCTAAATTCATCAATTGAAATTAATCCATCCTTATAATTTTGAGATGAGAATGCAAAGTCAGCTTCAGATGTTAAATTCCTATTTGAAACAAAAAAACCTTCATTTCTATTTCTATCAACAATATGAATAAATATATACATTTTTTTATTTCCTTTTAGTTTTCCATATAAGCTATTTCTTCAATTGAAAAACTTACCTTGCTATCTATAGCCCTTGCTGTTGAGCTTATACTTAATGAACCAAATAACAAGTTTTCATAAGTATCTGCCATAATCTTGCAAGGTACTGGCATTTTCCCTGATACATAATGTCTTGCAATAAATTCTGATTCTCCATTATCTAATAGTTCTGAAGTTACCATTCCTGTAAATTTTCTTTTGATTGGTCCTTTGCTTCTATACATAGAGTAATCATTTAATTTTTTATATGATCCTTCATCAATAATCGATTGTTTCAATCCTTTTTCAGGATCAAGGCTTTCAAAATAATTCCCATAATCCTGAATATAATTAGCATTGTTTGGGTGTCTTGAAATTCCTAATCTTAAAAAAGCAACTGTTGGATCAGAAGCAAATGCAAACTTTACAGTTGCTCCTCTACCTGCCGTTTCTGAAAGATCAATGAAAGAATGATAGATATTAAAATCTTTCCTTACCCTCTCAATAGTTGGATAAATCCAAGATCCGGTATCAGCTCCTAAATAATCAATTGGTCTTACGGAAAAAGTTGCATTACCAGGTGATGCATATCCGACATATAAATATTGTAAGGTATGTAAATTTGCAGTACCACCAGAGGCAACAACACCAGATTGATGCAATGCCTCAATTTTAACCTGCCAAGTTGCTGTTGTAGCACTTTTACATACACTCGTAGGATATGAGTTCAATAAATTTTCAGCTTCAAATCCTACTACTTCATCAGCAGGATTAACATGTGCAACTTGAACATCAATTAAATTTTCAGGTAATTCAAAAATAGCTTTCATAAAAAAATTCCTTATTTATAAATTTTCATTTCAGATGGAACATTTCTCCTATCCCTTTCAACAATTACTTCTTCTGATACCCTTTTTATTATCTTTTTGTCAAATTCAACATCAATATTATTTTCAATTTTTATTGGTTCATTATCTCTTTCTCTTAATAGTGCTTTTATTTCTCTTAATTCTGAAACTATTGTAGAGTCAGTTTGAATTCTACTTCCAGCCATATTTTCAAATCTTGACAAGTCTCCTGAATTAAGTTCTTCAAGGGCTCGAATACCTTCTGCTGTAATTATTCCTTCAGCTCCAGTTTTGACCGATATTAACCCATCATCACCCAATGACCTATCGATCATACCTCCAGTAGCATAAGGTGGTGCTGGAAGACCGTGTTGTTTAAGTACTTGCTCCATATCATAGTGCCAAACCTCATATCTATGACCTTGGCTTTCAATTAAAGCCTTCATATCTTCTTTACCCAATTGATTAAAATAATTCAAAACTTTTGTTGCTGCTTCTTTTTTTGTATAATCCCATCCAGGATATTTTCTATTAATCGCTGCCAAATCAACAGTTGGAGTATTCTTATACAATTGAGCTATTTGTCCAGCAGCACTAAATTGACTTGCGAGTTGTGAAAGATCTGTTCCAGTCCCGAATGAAAAGGATTCACCACTTGCACCTTGAAAAAATGCAGTATTCGCACCTGTAACAGTTGTTGTACCAAATCCTGCGATTTCTTGAGTATATCCAACGCCCTTGGATATTAGTGCTGCAATATCTTGCTGCCATCTATTAATATCATACTCAAAGGCAAATTTTAATTGAGTTACAATGGTCCCACCAATTCCAGCCTCATCCATTTGTTTTTTTATAGTATCCCAAGAACCTTGGCCTGTAGCACCCAATGAACTTATGAATTTCATTGTTGCTGTACTATCCCATCCAGTCTCCCCGGCAACAAAACCAAGAGCATCCATTTTTGCTGCAATTGGACCTTCAAAATTTTCAACAAATTCACTCATAAATGTCATTGTTACTACGCCATCAGTTCCATATTGTTCAAAAATACCACTTATTAAACTGATGGCAGATTTAGAATCACCGGTTATTCCTCCCCAATTTATATTTAAGACCGCTTCCTTATCAGCCAGACCTTTCATAGCATCTTCAATTGATTTGGATAAAACTTTAAATTGAGCATTGACATCGGATAAATCAGCTTTAGTTCCGGTATCTCTACTAATACCGCCTGATATACCGACACCTGTTGCAGTGGCAGTTTGAGTGGTTGAATCTTTTACATTTTTTAAGAACTGATCAGGTGTCATAGTTGTTTTTAAATTTTCAAGATCGCTCATGGTATCACTATAAATTTTTTGATATGTTGTACTTGATCCTAAATGTGATTGAGCTTGCTCTAAATACTGAGATGAAAATTTAACAAATTCTTGAACTTCTTCTTTCCCTCCTGTTTGTGCTTCTGCTCTTAATTTTTCATAATCTTTTGTTGCCATTTCGAATTTTTCTTTAATAGTAGAAACATTTAGGGCACCATATTTCATACCATTAATTGTATTATCAATTGTTTTAACTAAACTTTCCATTATTTCTGTTGCTTTTATCCATTTATCTGCTGCTTCAGTAGACGCTTCCATTGCCTCTATAATCGATCCTTGCCCTGTACCCATACCTCCTGATATTTGACTTTTGGCTTGTTGTTGCGCCTCTGATGAGGCCTGACCATACCATTGGACTAAAAGATCAGATGCAGCAGACAAACTTTCTGCTGTTCCCATACTAATTTGAGTTTGTAGATTTTTCATTGTAAACTCAGCAGAAGTACCACCGCCAGCTTTAAATTCAATTTCTGCAATTTGTTGTCTAATATTATCAAATTTTACTGTAGCTTCATCCGCCATATTTAGAATTGAATTTCTAATAGTGGAAATTCTTTGAACTTCTAAGTTTGTATAGTCGACAACTGTTCCCCCAAGCTGCTTCAATGTTTCTCTATGTTTTTCATAAGCGGCATTTGTATTTTTTACTATAGACTCAACAGCACCAAGGCTTTCTTGACTTTGAGCAAGGCCATTTATAAAGTTTTCCCTTTCAGATGCAAAAGCACTGTTCATTGCCGTAAAGTCTTCAGTTGTTCCACCAAGTTGACGAATACTTTCTGTCATTTCCTCAACTTTTGTTCTAGATTCTTCAGTCCCGGCAATCGAATTAATTAGGGCCTGTCTTTTATCTGCAAAAGCATCATTTTCTCTTTTTATAAATTCAGCTTGTTTTACTCGTACTTCACCAAGAGCTGTTTCTGAAAACCCAAGTTCTTCAAGTGCTAATAATTGACTGTCAAAAGCAGTTCCAAGAACTTCAAATCTTGCGGCATATTCGGTTAAGGGTTCCGCCAATGAAATATCAAGGGCTGAATTTATATCAGTCCAAACCTGCTCTATTTGTTGCATTATTTCAAGGCGTTGGAATGCTGTATCTATTGCATCCATATAAACCGGCTCACCCTCTTCAGTTACAACACCTTTTCCTTCCTCATCAATTTTTTGAAATTGTTGAGCTATTAAACTACTTTTTGTTTCTTGTGTTAATAAATTTGCACCAATTTCCCCGCCTGCTTGAATATATTGATCAATTAAAGAAATTGTTGCATCATCCATTACCTGAGAAATTTTATCTTGATAATTAGTTAAAAACCTTGTGATATCTTGTTGCCAGTTTTTTGCATTTAATCTTCCTTCAGGAATTTCAAAAGTAAAGTCTCCATATGCTTCTAATTGATTAGCAAGAGCAGAAGCATATTCATCGGGTAATTTACCCATTCTATCTAGAGCTTGTTCATTAAAAGTATCATTGATATCATTAATTCCATTTTTATAGCTAGCTTCGATCATAGCATACCAATGCATATCATCAGTAATTTCTGTTTCTTTTAATCTGGAGGCAAACCCTTTATCTCTACTCCAAGATTGATCTTCCATATAAGTTTGGACATCTTCTTGTTTTCCTAAGTCTCCAAATCGATAAAAATTTTCTTTATTTAATCCAAAAGCATCACCTATAAAAGAATTTTTTCCAAGTATTGCTGATGTTCCTAAAAGTCCTGATGTAGAAAGTAGTTTTCCAAAACCACCTAATTCGTCTGATGCCCACTTAGAAAGTAATGCTCCACCTGGATCAGTCCATTCGGCAACAGCAGCACCTCCTGATTTCCATCTTCCCTCAACATCTCCACTTTTCATTGCTGCTGCAAATTGCTGACCTCCTGTCCTATAATTCTCACCAAATAATTTTTGACTCGCATAAACCATTGCAGGATCAGCAGAATAATCACCAGTACTTACATCTCCAACCTCTACCCATTTGCCGCCTGATACCATACCTCCCTCAGTTCTTTCAGTCATACCTCTACCGGCTTGCCAACCGACATTAACAAGACTCCCAACCCATCCCATTTGACCAAGACCTTCTGCAACTTTATCTAATTTTTTTTGAGTTTCCGTTTGTGCTGCTCCCTCAATTCTAAATCTATATGAAAAATGTTCTGCTATATCTGCAAAAGCACCTTTATTTGCAATGAGAAATTCTTTCATTTCTCCCATTGAAAGCCCATCTTTAAAAGCACCACCAAGTTTCCCGATTAATGACGTAAAGTTTTCTTTTAAATTTTCATCAAGATCACTTAAAAAAGTGTCCATTAATAATTCAATAGTTGGCCCATATCTTTTTTGTCCCTCTAATCCTTCAATTCTCCATTCTCCCTTTTGTCTAACAGCTTGTTTTTCAGGGGAATCTCCTCGACCATATAAATTATTAAGTTCTTCTTCAAGTTGCCCCTTTAACCCTTCAACATAAGAGTCAATTTCGTTACCATCTAAAATTCCACCTCTAAAACTTTTTTTAGCTTTTTCAAGTTCTTCTTTATCTTTTTTTGCCCTTTCCTCATCTTCAAAAAGAATCATTTGCGCTCTTTTTGAAGCTTCTTCTTTTCCTCCCATTAATGGATCTTCTTTTACTCCCTTTTCATATTTTTTCATTAATTTTTCTTGTTCTTTTAAAGCCTTTTCCCTTGCCCTTACTTCATGATCAAGTTGCTTATCAACTATTGTCATATGTTTGTCATAATATAAATCCCAAAGGGCATCCCAGTCTTGGGCATATTGTTCTTGATCAGTAAACCATCTGTCAAGATTATCCAATTCCTTTTCATATTTATTCATACCCATTTGAGCTATTTCAATATTTAATTTATCATTTATTTCTTTTTTCTTTTTATTTTCCTTTTCAGCAATTTTAATTAATTCTTTTGAAAGTTTTTCTTCTCTTATTTTTTTTTCTTTTACTGCTTTTTCTTCTATTTCTTTTTGTTTTTTTATAGATTCCGATAATAACTTATCAGATTTTTCTTTTGCCTTTGCTCTAGCTTCTTCAAGTGTCATTACTTTTTTTACAGAGTCACCCTTTTTAAACATTGCTTCTGCTTCTTTCATACTTGATTCATAAGTTCTTTTATTCAAATCAAGCTCTTTTCTTTTTTGCTCATCAAGTTTTTTTAAGTTTTCTAAATATTGTTTTGTTGCATTTTCATTTATTCCCATTCTTTCTTTTTCAGCTTTTATTGTTGCTTCAGCTTTTTGTTTGATTTCTTCTTTTGTTCTTTTTGATTCCTCTCTTAATTTTCTTGTGACATCGAGGAAACTTTCACTGCCTCCAATGGCGTCTTTCATCGCCCCTGAAAAACCCTTTAAACTTTTAGCTAAATCATCTTGTCCAATAAAACTTAATGCTTTGGCAAGTGTATTTACAAAAGTTGCCATATTTTCCAATATAGTATCGAAAAAACCAAGAAAAACGGATTTCATTCCTTCAACTGTTACAGCACCTATATATTTGATCGATTCCCAAAAAGAAGCAAATGAGGCAGATGCACCATGAGTTTTTTCAATAATATATTCAGCAAAACCTTCCATCCCATAATTAATTGTTTCAAAAGCCTTTTTCCCGGAATATTCAACTTCAATCCATGCTTTGGAAAAAGAATTAATTATTTCAATCATTGTTGCTCTTACACCTTCAACATTTTCATCTAGCCATCTTCCTAATTGAAATCCGGCTACTGCTGCCATTAAAACACCAAGGGCAACCTGGATCATTGTGATTGATCCAGCGGCAACTTGAGCCCTTACACTATTTGTAGCCAGTACTTTATTAAAAGAGCTAAAAAGACCTGTTCCGGTAGCTACAGAAACATTATTAGCTTGAATAGCCGTATTATATAACCATGTTGCTGCTGTTGTTGCTGCTGTAATAGTTTTTAATGTCGTCATTATTGCTATATAGGCCAAAACTCCTTGGCCTAATTTAACAAAAAAATCTGCAAGTTTTAAAATATTATCAGCATGATCTTTAATAAAACTTGCAGTATCTTTTAATGCCCCATAGATTGAGGCCTTATACTCATCAAAAACATTGATTGCTTGGTCTTGTAAAACTGAACTCAATTCTTTAAAAGCACCAGAAACAGTTGAAGACATTATACCGGCAAGCTCTTCAGTTTCACCACCAACATTATTAAGTTTTTCTTTTAAATCATCATATGTAGACAAGCTGTCTTTAATAATTAAAGCACTTGAAACCTGTTCTCTTCCAAATGCTTTTTCCATTTCTGTTGCTGTCCATCCAGCTTCAGATGCTTTTTCAAAAACTAATCTTAACTTATCTTGAGATGAATTAAGCTCATCAGTTGAAATACCAAGCATACCGGCAGCTTTCCCGGTACTTAGCATAATACCTTTCAACATATTACCTGCTTGACTGGCTTTGATACCACCATTGGCCATAGTGCCTAAGTATGCTGAAAGTGATTCAACTTCAATACCCATACCCTTTGCTACTGGTGCAGCATATTTAAAGGCTTCACCAAGCATATTGATATCTGTATTTGCTCTTGTACTCGTACTAACTAAAATATCAGTAAATCTTGAAAGGTCATTTACACCCAATCCCATTGCTGTCATAGAATCGGTTACAATATCAGAAGCCCTACCAAGTTCAAGTTCACCGGCAGTTGCAAGATTTAAAATTTTAGGTAATGATGCTATTGAAGTTGCACTATCCCAACCGGCCAAAGCCATATATTTCAACGCTGTTCCTGCTTCTGTAGCACTAAATTTCGTCGTACTTCCTGCCTCTCTTGCTGCTTTTTGTAAGTCTTTAAATGCCTGCCCACCACCTTCAACACTCATATTGATATCAGACATAATACCGCCAACAGTAGTCATAGTCTGCTGGAAGGCTGAACCAATACTTAAAATTTCTTTGACCATATATTGTGCTGAAAATCCAGCAGCAAACCCCATCACCATACTTTTAAAAGAGGCTTTTATTTTATCAAATGATTTGCTTGTAGATGTGGCTTGGCTTTTAATTTTTTCAAAAGAAGAAGTAATGGTTTTTGTACCTCTTTCAATATTTGCAGTATCTAATTGAGGTCTTTTAATTTTTTCAAGTGAGGTTTGAGTTTTTATAGCACTTTTTTTAATTTGATCAAAAGAAGAAGTAACAATTTTCGTATTGGATTGAACTTTTGCAGTGTCTACTGAAGGGTCAATTTTATCAAAAGTTTTTTGCGTAGAATCAGCATCTTTCTGAATTTTACTTAAAGATTCAGAAATTACTTTTTGACCTTTTACAAAATCAGAAGTATCTAGACTTACTTTAATTGGAGAGGGCATATCCGATCCTTATCGAATGAATATGACCCTCTCATTTTGGGGTTCATTAAGTAGTTTTACTTGCTTGCCATTCCATGTGAACATTATCTAATGCTTTCACGAAACGACGAATTTTTTGTCTTTCTTCAAAATCCATTATTTGGTTCTCATCCAAATATCCGGTGATAGTTTGATAATCAATAGTTGAGGCTGAAAAGCCATCGCCGGTTTTATATAGACATAGTTCGCAATATATTTTGTAAATATGTTGTACTCTTTCAAAATCTTGTTTAAGAGGTAATCTATCAACTTTCTTTTTACAGAGTCCATGTCCTTCATTTGCTTTTTTGATCCATTCTTGTAAGCCGCCAAAAGTATCTTCACCGGTTTTTTTATTTTTAATTTCTAAAATTACTCTGTAATAATCAGTGAGTCAAGATTCTTCAAAATTATCTTTCTGAATTTGAAAAATTTCTCTTTCAAGACTCATACTCAAAACAAATTCTTTAAATGCTTCAAGTTCAGGATCAGAAAGCCATTCATAGGCAGTTTTTACAGAGTAAGGAACCCAAGCATCAGGATTAGTAATTGTTTTTTTTGTAAAACTTTCACTTTCATCTTCAATAAAAAGTCGATTATAAATTTCCTCATGATTATCGGATGGCATATTTTCCCAATTCAAAATAATATGGGTTGCCGTTGCTTTATTTATATTTTCATTTACTACACTGTCAGGAATACTTTGTCCGAACCTAAGAGTTTTTAGATAAGGTTTGTTTAATTTTTTTACATAATCCTCATAATTTTTATTCCCATGCTTTGCAATTAGCACCTTGCTTCCATATTCTTCCATACCTGGAACCGGAACCCAAACGCCTTTTTCTGCCATTTTAAGATCATGACCCATTACTTTTTTGAGAGGATTTGCCATTGTTAATCTCCTTATTTTTTCTTTTTGATTTAGATTTAATAAAAATAATACTGTTAATAAAAAAAATATTTTAAAAAATGGACAGTGATAGTTAATTAAAAAAATATCTTCTATCACTGTCTATTTTTCCCTTTAATTACTTTTCTGAAACATAATCTGATAGTCATTTGTAGCTGAAACGCTTGCCTTCCAGGTCATGTTTTGCATAACATCAGCATTAACTCCTGTAGCTTGCCCACCAGGATTTTGCTGAATTTTTAGTCTTGGAATATATACTGCAATACTTTCGCCATCATTCCCAACAGACCTTACGGAAATTGAAAGTGCAGTATTATTAATAAATTTTTCATAATATGTTTGACCATCAAAAAACATATTGAGATTACCAGTAATAGCAGAAAAACCAAACCCTACACCGGCATTACCTAACACTCCAATACCAGACTGTCCTCTTGCATTATTGTTTAAAGTAAAGTTAAACTCTGAAATCAGAGTAGTGCCAAAAACAACTGGCGTATTGTCAATACTTAAACTTGCAACATCTGATGTTGCATTCAAGGATTCATTAGTAGGCGCAGCAACAAGAGTACTATGAAAGGCTGAAGTATCAACATCAGTCGATACAAGATCAGCACCAATAAACTCCATACTCCCAGTAATAATAGCTTTACTTGTAAAAGTAAGAGTCATTTGACTTGGAGTCATTCCTCTAAAAAGAGTATATGCCCCAACATCATTATTAATTCGCTCAATACTAAAACTCTTTTTTGTTACTCCATCTTTCAAAAATGCAAATGGTACAAGATATCCGCTTGCAGCAACTTCATCGGTCAATGTTTCTTCTACTGTCAAATCAGTTGCCGTAACAGCAGATACAGTGACAACTTTATTATTAGTTGAAGTTGTGAATCCAACTAAAGTAATACACATTCCAACTTCAACTAGTGTTGTAAAATCATAAAGTGCTGCACTATTAATTTTCCCCGAAGCAATAGAAAGGTCACCCGGATCAATTACCCATCTTACATTTCCATCAACAGTTTCAGTTGCAAGCGTATCATTCATTGTAAGTACAGTATCAGTCAATGAAAGAATTTCAAGAGAACCGGTATTTAGTGTTGAGCCTACAATTTGGACAAATTCACCGGCAGTAAATCTTTTTGTAAGATCAGTTACGCCAGCAATTTCAATTGTATCTGCTGTTACAGTACTTGTGACAGATCCCTGTGCTTTCCCATAAAAAGAATGAGCAAAAACACCTTCCAAAAGATCTTCATTCAAATTCTCAGTTGAAAGTTCAAAACTAACTGAACCTGATGGATTAGCTCCTACAACAACCGCATCAAGACTTTTTCTATCACTCCTGATAGTATTTGAATCAGTTGTTTCAACGCCATGAGAAAGGCTTTCAGATGTAATACCGATTGATTTCATTGTAGGTGTAGTTGGCAAAACACCAAAAGTAGTTTCTTTAATAACTGCAATATCAATTTGATTAGTTTCTGCAAAAGACATTTTTATTCCTCCTTAATTCCAAAGATAATTAATTTTTTACACCTAGAACATTTTATTTGTAATTCAATAAGCGTAAAAACTTTTTGGATGTCGGAAGCTTTTTTTTTATACTTAAAAAGGAGCCTTCTGCAAAACTGACATCTAAAGTCTTTCAATTCATTGTCCATATTATTACCTATTTTTTCTTTATTGTCAACTCATTATGAAATATCATCATAATAGAATTCAATTGTTATATTTTGTTGAATAAATCTTCCATTTTCACCAATATACCTTATATTTCTTTTTCTAAAAATTATTCCGTTTATATTTTTATTTCTAAAAATATTCTTTACTTTTGAAGTCAATTCTTGTAGCAATCTTTCACCGGTATCAATCAGAACATAAACAGAAATCATTAAAATACCATAAACCCTATTTAGTGAAACATTACCCACATTCTCTTTATCTTCTTCTGAATATCTTACAACTGCCTTCAAAAATGGTTGATCTTGATCATCAACATTTGTAGGGATGTTCCCCCAAACAATTGGATAATCATTTGGATAAAGTAAAAGCCATTGTGTATTCAGATAAGTTTCAATTTCTTTATTTATTAAATTATAATTCATTTAATGCCTCATTTAATTTATTTTCTAAAATCTGAATATTTGTTTCAACCATTCCAGTTGCAGCAATTTTAGGTGATCCATATTCAACAAAAACTAAGTATTCGACATTGTTTATATATGTAATGATACCACCTAATTTAAAGTTATCAAGTTTTTTTAAGTTTTTAATTGCTATTGCTATTGCTTCACTTTCTGATGATTCTTTTCCAATTCCTACTGGTTCAATATTTATACCTACATCCCATGAAGACTTTGAAAGACCAGTTTCAATTGGTGTTTCTTCTGCTATTTTACGAAAACCATCAAAAGCAATTTTTTTTGTAACTAATTCTATTTTTTGAAACTTCTCATCAACTTCTTTTTCTAAGTCATTAATAAAATTTTTAATTTCAATTTTCATAATTATTATTTTCCCATACTATAATTAAAAAAATTATAGTATGGGATTCCATATTATTTTTTTGCTTCCATTATTTGCTTAAGGATTTGACCTCTTGCAAGAATATTCATACTACCTTCTTTTTCAAAAATCTCTTTAATTAAATTATAATCAGAAGTATCAACTTCAATTTTTTTATCTTTGTTTAACTTTTGAGCAATTTCAAGAATTTTAATAGCATTCCCATCAGGTCTTGCAACCATATAGTTTGCTGCTATAACTGCCATGTTTGAATCTTTAAGTATTTCACCGTTTAAATTTTTGATATCATGATCTAAATCGATTTTCATTATTCTTCCCCCTTTACTTTTTATTTCTTTATTTTCTAATCTTCTATTTCAAAAGTTAATTCTTCATATGTAACGGTTTCTTCTGCTGCTCTTTTTCTTACAGATTTTACTTTATTTGTAATTTCTCTTTGCAACATTCTATTAGCAAAATTTTTTTTTGATTCTGGATTTGGAATTTCTTCCCCTGTTTCTTGATTAATTATAGTTTCCTTATAATTATAATATGTAACATAATCATTGAGCATAACACTTTTTTTTGCATTGTCCCATGATAATGCGGGTTCCACTGAATTGATAAAGCCTATAATATCAACAGCCATTTTTTACCTCCTTTTTATTTTATGTTTCACCTAAATATTCAACTTTTAAATTGCCATATGCAACAGTGAAATTAATTGATCCGGCATTATCATGTCTAGCTCTTATATCAAGATCACTTGATGTTGTTACATCTATTATACCACTCATACTCATAGATCCAATATCGTTTGCTGTTGAAATTTTCCTTTTCCAATGAATTTGATCTTGTTCAACCCCACCAAGAAAAGCGGATGCTAAAAATACAACATTAGCAGTTCCAGATGATCCCGATATCGAACAAACTACAGAATACCTACCCGGTTTTGTAATTGTAATTTTATTATTTGAGGCATCTGCTGTAATATTATTTGATTCGCCATTATTTGACCATGCCGTTAATTTAGTATATGTCGCACCAGTAGGGATACTTTGGGCAGTACTATTGTCATGGGTATAAATTTCAGCAAATGTACCGGGATACGATATCTCACCTCCACTTGGAAGTATACTTAAATTTCCATCACTATCTACTTCAAAGTCAGTATAATCAACTGATAAAGTATTTGTTAATCTTAATTGAGGATCGGTATCATTTACAATATTTAAAAAATCTGTGATATCAACTTGTATTTCTCCAGAAGCCTCTGTAATCCTTATTCCTTCAACTCCACCAGCAATTAAAGATAATTGATCAGCACCCGCACGACCCATACCAGTATCAAAATCATTAGTAAATAAATGAACAGGTTTGGTAGCATTTGAACTCAATGCTGTTATTGCAGCTCCACTACTACTACCTCCCAATAAATAGTATCCTTGTTCAAAAAGAAATCTCTGATACCCATTTAACGAAATACCAATTTTATTTGCTGCCGGTTGATAAAATCCTGTATTGTCATTGAAAAAAGATATTGATGGATTAGTAGCAGAACCAAGTGGGAAAAATACAGTATTTCCACTTGGAAGTATATTTAAATTTCCATTGCTATCTACTTCAAAATCAGTATAGTCAGTTAATAAAGTATTTGTTATTCTCAATTGAGGATCGGTATCATCAACAACTTCAAATTTTCTTGCAGGGGAATAAGTATTTACTCCTGTATTACCAGCAAAATAATTCTTGTCATTAGAACCAGATTGATAAATACCATAAGCATCACTTATCGTATACATATTTGACTCTGGAATATTAAGTCCAGAATAACGAGTTACTGATCCAAGATAAATATACGGTGGAAATGCTCTAATTGCTGCTGCATCTACAATTGGATTTACTTCTGAACGACTAACATCCAATCGACCACCAATGCCAGTAGCTTCCTGCGTAGTTCCTTCAGAATTATTTTTCTGAAATACCCCAATAATACCAGCAGGACCAATGGTTGTATTAGTTGATACTGCTGTCAAATCATTGTTGGTTTGTACACTTATAAATCCCAAAATACTAAAATATGATGCATCTGAAGAAGATGTTGGTTGTATAGTTTTGAAAGAGCCAAATGAGTAAGTAAGTCCAGTATTTAAAATATCTGTATCTGCTATATGTAATCTATCTGAAGATGGAGATTGCGTACCAATGGATAACCTTTCTGGTATATATACTTCTCCACTACTTGGAAGTATATTCAAATCTCCACCGCTATCTACTTCAAAATCAGTATAGCTTACAGCATCAACATTCGTTAATCTTAATTGAGGGATAAAATTATCAACAACTTCAAATTTTCTATTAGGCGTTTCAATTCCTATACCTAAAAATTTATTTGTATTGTCCCAAAATAAATCGGATTTACTTATTGGTGACCAAATACTTGTAGTTGCATTCCAATAATTTAATTGGCCTTGGTCTGTTCCATCTTCGATATTTCCACTCCCACCACCAACCGGGACACCATTAATTTCAAGATTTTTTGTTGTATTATTATAAGATACTTCATTTAAAACATATCTACTTAAAGCTATATCCCACCAAGGAATCGCTCCTTGAAAATACGTATCAGTTGGAGGAGGCACAATGCCTTGTGGAGAATCGCCCTGCTTTCTTATTTGAAAGGTGATTAAGGCCCCATAAGGGTCTTCAGTCATCTCATCTTCAATAACCCATTGTTGGTTATTATCATCGAACCAATCACCTTTTTTAGGATTGACTGCAAGACCATTATATACAAAATCTTTTTCAAAACATATTACTTTTCTATCAGATTGTAATATCTCATTGTTTTGTTTTTCTTCTATCGAAAATTCATCAGGAATAAGTCTGACACCTGGTATTTTTGCTGCCTGTACTGTTGAAGTACCGGTTTCAGGATCATAAACATTACCTATTAATTGAAAAAAACTGACGGTCTTTACAGCATCGCCAGCAATCCCAATTCCAACCTCAATAAGGTTTTCAATTTCAGTAATATTCATATTTTACCCTCTACCAATTTCAATATTTGATCCACTTATTACTTGACCATAATTTTTTAAGTAATCACTTACTTGACTTGGCATTTTCGGAATTGAATCATAATTATTAAAAGCAAAAGCCATTGCTCCAAGTTTCATTGACTTTACTCCTGTTGTCCCTGAAGGAGCAGTCACATCACTTTTTATTAAAACCAAAGCGTATTCAGCAGTTGCATATTTTATTGCATCATCAATAAAATTAATTGACGTTTCAATTCTTCCAGTGTCAGTATAAAAATAACAAGCCTTAAAAGTATATTTATTAGGAACCTTATCAAAAATTCTAAAATATAATGCATCGTTTCCAATTGAATCAATATCGCCAGATCCATATTCACCTATTTCTAAATAATTGGAAGCTTCAACATATCCTTTTGCAAGTTCAATTCCATCCAAACTTAATTTATCAAAAGTTGGATTACTATCAAGATAATATAATGAACTATCAACACTTGATTGAGTCCATGTTCCGGTCACATCATCACTATATAAATCTAAAATCGAATTATAAAAAGGTGCAGGTAGCTTTTGATTTTGATTTAGTGGTGAGCTTGAAAATCTAACTTGTTGAATAATTAAATTAGTTGCCCATATTAATGCTGACTTTTTATCAGCATTAGAGGCACCACTCCAATCGCTTTTATGAAGACGATTCGAGTGGTAGTCATCTGCCTCATATAAAGATATAAAACTGTCAGTATCTGGGCCTGCTGTTAGCAGATTCATTATTTTACTTTCTTATAAAAAGTATTTACAGTTTTATCAAAATTTGTTCTTATATCGTCTTTTTCAACAAACGTCCCCATCATTGAATCAAAATATCTCGCAATACAAACTTCAGTTTTTTTTATTTGTTTTTCATCCATACCCATTTCAATTACTTCCGGATTATCTTCAACTTCTTCCAGATTATCTTTAACTTCTTCAACTTCTTTTTTTAGCCTTGCCATTTTTTTAACTCCTTTTTAAAAAAGGTTTCTAAGAACTCTCAAATACAGGTAAATTCTTTATACAGGCGAATCATCCAACCATGCGTTTACTTTTCCTGCTGTAGTTGTAGCAGTAGCAATCACATATTTGACTCTCATATACCGTTTTGAAACAAAATTACCATCGAACGGTTTGTTCATTACTACAGCACCAAGAGTAAGTGCTGTAATTGCAGTTGCAGCAACAGAATGAATTGTTACCGGTGAAGTAAATATTTCATCAGTGGCATGTTCAACAGTGAATGCCACTGTAGCACCAGCACCAACAAAAGCTTCTGAAACTGTAATATGAGTAAAAATAGGTGCGCCAACACCCAGTTTCAGATCAGTTGCAGTTTGAAGGTCAAGTACATTACTATAATATGTCCCTGCAACCTGAGCCAAATCTTGATTATCACTCATTGTCAATTTAAGGTCTTTCATGAAACCTCCTTATTATTAAAAAATTAATTTATTAATCAAAAATAATTAAAAACCAATATTAAGTTACTGCACTTTCAGCGACCAAAGCTTCCATTTTCTTGACCGGCGTACCCTGATACATAGCTACCTGACGACCAAAAGGATTATTTACATCGTAAGAAACATTGGTTTTGTCCCGAGCAAATACATCAAAATAACCGAGCAATTCTTTAGGAGCATAAATTACTGAACCTGCCCCATCATTAGGCATATTTCGAAGTGCAATACTCAATTTTTGGGAAGCTGCATCAAGTTTTGTAATATCGATATTACAAACCCTTTGAACTTTCCTATCATCACGAACAACAATACCGGGACGAACAGAAAACTGAGTTTCATAGGCTTTATATTTGGCGCTATTAGCATCTGTTACATCGACAAGTCCATTGTCTCGCTGCCTAATACCAAGCATAGGATCATTTTTCGGATATACTAGATGAACATCAATACCCCATTGAATAATCCAAAAAGAATACATTGTACCTGACCCACCAGCACTATGAACATTATCAAGTGCAAGAGCATTATATCGATTAGCAAAGCCTGTAATCTGATTGGGATTCACTGCTCGGTTTCCATAAACCATTGCAGATGCAAGGGTCTGCCCCATACCTTCAAGGAAGGCAAGATCTTCAATTGCTCTATATTGAGCTTTGTCAGGTGCAGAATTGACTTCATGTTCATCAATCTGGCTATAGCCTTCCAGAAGTCCAATAGGTTCTTCTTCCATAACTGTATGAGATCTTTCACGGGCAACACCCTGATTCAACGCTCGCCAAGTTCCAGAAGGCAAACTTGTTCTCTTACCAAAAGAATGAGAATTTTCAGAACTTGATGCCAACCAAGGAGCATCGTCCCACATAGCATTTGTTTTATTAAGAGTCTCAACAATTGGAGTAAGTACTCCATTATTGATTCTCTTAGCAAAATCAAGAATTGTCAACATATTACTAATAATTGTACTCATATTATATCTCCTTTATTGCATAGTTGGATACATTTGACCCAACAATGTTTGAGGATCAGGAGCATCGGATGTTCCACCTTGACCTGATCCACTGGGTTTGTTATTTTTCAAAAAAGCATCCTTTGATGGATGTGATTTGACCAAAAGTTCAACCAATTCATCTCCTACAGCAGGCTCACCTGGAGTTTTTTGCGAAAGGATATCAAGATCATTTTGACCGACTCCATATATAGTTCTTTTTCCATTTTCTTCTCTAATCCTAATTTGATCAGAAAAAGCTTTGTAAGCTATATCAGGAGGCATATGCGTTTCATCTTTAATGAAAGACGAATTGAAAAAAAGTCTTTCAACCAAATAATTATCAAAATCAGTTTTTGTTTTTTTGATCTGAGCATCTCTTTCTTCAATTTCTTTTTTATACATTTCCTCTTGTGCTGTTATCTTGCTTTTCCAAGCATCATCTGTTAGCTTTCGCTTTTCTTCAAGTTCTGCTGCTGTTTTTGTTTCTTTATCACTTAAACCATCGATAGTTGCACGATCTGTTAATGCTTGTTCCTTGAACTTAGCAAAATCTTCAATATCGCCCATCAACTCTTTAAGCTTTGTCAATTCATCGCTCATTTCTTTCTTTGCTTTTCTTGCTTCTGCCTCAATCTCTCTTTGCTTCTTCATTGTTGCCATGACCCTATCTCCATCATGCGGAGCTTCATTTTGATTTTCAGGATCAATGAGAATAGGCAAAATAAGTCCATCTTCTGTTTTTACAGTTACAAGTCCTTGACCATCTTCTGTAAGTTTATACGGCATTTTCTTTTCCTTTTTTAATGGTTATCGTTTACCTTGAAACGACATAAATTATTTTACTTTTTACCTTGAAAAAGTTAGACAATAGTTTATTAACATATGTTAAGAATTAACATATGTTAAATTTAATATATAAGTGCATTAACACATGTTAAGTTTGTTGTCAAGTTATTTGAATTTAATAGTTAAACTTTTCGATTTTTATTGGTGAAGTTAAAGAGGAAAAGGAAACTTGGTTCAATTAAAGATCTTTAATTGGTACTAAATCTCCTTTATTTGTTACCAAATCATCAAGGGAGATTTTTTTTGATTTCCATAAATCATATCTTACCGGACCAAGAGTATTTCTTTGATATACATCTGGCCTATCAATAAACCAACTTTTATAGTCCCCTTGATGAAATCCGGTTTCCAATATTTTAGCTTGATTACCCTTTCCAATATTACTATATAGTCTTTTTCCTTCTTTAGTAATCTTGCCCCTTTCATAATATACTCTGTAAGCATCATCAATTTCTTCTATATCAAGTCCTAAGTCTTTGAAAGTAGGAGTAACAGGAACAAGTATACACCTACAATTGGGATGTAATGGGCAAGGTGGAGGGTCTGGTAAATTACTTTTTTTACTTCCATTATTAAATTTTTGTCCATCTAAAAAAGCACATCTCAAACAGGTACCCCTACCTGTTTTCTTTTGTCCTCCTTCCAATGTTGCTGACCATTTTAATGCAATTACAATATCCTTATTTTTTTTAAAAACATCTTTTTGGGCATTTACATTTGCTGATTGAATATAAGTTCTTGTTAATGTTGTCAATTCTCTTTTAGTAATATCCAAAGTTTCATTTAGCCTATCAATTATTTTTCTTGTACTTTCTCCTTTTAATCTGCCTGTTAAAATTTCCTCTCTAATAATGCCTTTTGTTTTAATATCAAAGGATTTTGTTACCCAATTATTTAAAAGATCACCACCAACTTTTGTTTTTAAGGCAAATTGTGAAAGTTGATTTGATGATAATCCTACTGTTTTGAAACCAGAAACTTCACCATCAAAACTTAATATATTATTTGTATCAATATATGATTTTGCACCAACTTCACCATAAGTTTTTGCTATATCCCCGGTAATTTCATTCTGGATTCCTATCGTCAAATCAGATAGTTCATCTAACACCGCCAGAAGTCGTTCTTCAGCATAATCCTTAATAGATGATCCTTTATACATAATAAAGTCATACATCTCATCCTCCGCTTTTTTAACAGCCTTGCTGATACGCTTCAATGTTCTTACAGTATACTTTTCAAGATCGTATTCAGCAGCAATAAAACGAATAAGCATTACCAGATCTTTTTTTTCATCAGGAGTCATTATATCTCCATATTTTTATTATTTTTATTCATCGACAACACCTAAAGTTAAGGCATTACATGAAGTTTTTTGATGTCTAATGGAAAAATTATAATAATTACAATTATTTAACTTTTTATTTGTTTTCTATAACTTTATTTGCAATTTCCCGCATCTCACTTTTCGGTATTCCACTTATTTTAGAAAGAATTTTAACCATTATTAATTTCCTCGTTTATGAAATACCCAAAAATAACTATGATGTTTTCTTGCAAAATTTTGTTTTTTCCATTTTCCTGATTTTAACCTATTTTCTTTTAAAAATAAAAATAAATCTTTAGCAATAAACCCTCTTGATACTGCTATATTAAAAACATCAATATGAATAAAATTATTTAAACTACCATTAACAACATCTTGACATTTAAAAAATAAAACTCCATCTTTTTTCAATACTCTATAAGCTTCACCAATTGCCAACTTATAAAAATATAACAATTTTTTTTTGTTTTTAAATAAAGTAAATCTCGATATGATTATATTACAATTCTTTTTTATTACTTTTAATGATTTACCACTACTCCATAAAAAAGGAGGATCAATCATTATTGACTTAAAAGTATTTCTTTTAAATGGCATATTGCACATATCCGAAAAAAATAATGGATTACCTATTGAAAAATCAGAATAAAATTTAGGTTTTTTTATATTCTTATAAAAATTTCCTTTCGAAAAAGTTGGATCATAATCAATCTGCCCATTTCCATGTAATTCTATCATTTCTTTTAATAATAAATCATGATTAAAATTATATGACTTTATACCTAAATACATTTGTTTTCCTTATTTATTAATTTCGCCTTTTGTACTATCTTTTGCTGAACTTTTACCAAATATTCTAACTGCCCAATAAACCCATAATGCTCTTATTTTCCACATTCCATATTGAATACATTCTTTATACAAAAATTTATCAGCTTTTATTCTTAAACTTAATGGCAATTTTTTCTCTCTAAATAATTGATAAAAAGCATCATGAACAAGACTTGCTTTTATAAATGCCTCAGTATCAATAGTTGGACCACTTGGGCCATCCCAAGAATATCCCTGAAAAATTACCATATTTCCGGTTTTATTTAAACCAATAAACTTATTGTTAGCAGAAAAACCGGTTATATTTGTTTCAACAAAATAGTTTTCAGTTAGCTGATACTTATATTTCCTGAGTTTCCTGTATTTCATTGTCTTCCTCCTTTCCTACTATACTATCATTTCTCCAATCCAATGCCATATCACTATTCTCCTTTTGTTCTGCTTTTACTTTTTCTTCTTCTTCTTCAGGTGTCCAACCTTCGGGAAATGGGATTTCACCTTGTCGCAAAATATATCGAATAGTTTCTTTGCTTAATATATTACTCCTGTTTAAGCCATCCAAAGCATTAATTAATTCAGATGATATCTCATTAGGATCAAAATCTTGATTATATTGTATAGTATTTTTTGAACTTTTATTTAACCATAAATTAAAAATATCCCAACATCTTTTTTCTTTTTCTGAACATCTTAAACTAAATTCAGCAAGTTGTGTTATTAATTGTTGTTTATCCATTTTTTTTGCTTCATAAGTCTCACCAACCGCTGTATCTGGCCTTGTCATTCTAAGAGCGATTTCTTTAATGGCTGTTTCAGTTTCCTTAATTGTTGTTCTAATAGTTTCAAAAGATACGTTTCCAGGTTCAATATACCCCAATTTTGCTTCTGGATTTCCAGGGAAAAGTCCGTTTGATGTTGCCTTAATAAAACCCTTATATTCATCTTCTGTAAGTCCTGAGCCAAAAAGTAATGGAACAGCACAATCAAATTCAGCCTTATCAAGTTCTGATAATTTCCAATACATTTTGAGTGCAAGCATATCAATATCTGATAATACAGATGAACCAACCATTTCTACTTCTCTTTCAAAATAAAAAGGAACAATGGGAACAATTCCAAGATTATGATCGCCTTCCATTAAATTTCCATGTTCATCTTTTACTATCCCATAGTTTGTTTTATTTCCATCTTGATCAATAAAAGCTATATCACCATTTTCTATATTTTTAAGTACTGCCCATTTTTTAGTATCCCAGTATCTTAAAATTGGAAATGATTCTTGTTTTTGAAATGGTTTCGATTCTAATACCATTAAATCTTTGATACAGATATATGTTAGAGTTCCATTTTCATCTCCCCAATCAATTAAATTTTCGCAAGAAATAATTGTAAAGAATGGTCTTATACCTTCATCTTTATAATCTTTTTGAGTATTAAGTGGTTTTGTTGATCGTGTTGCATTTACTAAAACAAAACTTATTCCTTGATACAAAGCCCTTTTTGATACCCAGGAAAAAAATAAATCAGCATTATTTTGATAAAGATCAACATTATCAAAATAATTCATAGCTTCAGTATCTAATTCTCTTTCAGGTTTTTTTCTCCAAATGGCTGAGTTAAAAACTTTTACTATTGGCCCACAGGCATTTCTGTAAACTGCTCTTGCCTTTCTTATTTTCCACTGAGCATCAGATTCAAATGGATGTCTCTGAAGATAAGGTTTTTTGATTATATAATCACCACCTTTGTATAAATCCCTCCAAAACCTATACTTTTCAATCATTATTTTATACGATTTATTTTCTTTAAAAAGTCCATCATTTTTATTTTGAGTTGTCATTTTATTTTTCCTTTATTATCCTTGTATTGATCCATAAAAACATGAATATGATTTACTTAAAATTTCATATCTTACTGCATCCCACATATGATCTTCACTATCACTATCAACATCATCCATATTTGAAGGATTTCTGGGGATATTTGGAACAGTTCTTAGAAATTGCTCACAATTATTAAAAACAAAAAAACCTGGATATTCCATACTTCCTTTAGTAATTAAATCATTTGAGCTTTCTAATAAATCCCTCATAAGCTCTACGCCTTGAACTCTTGAGTGAGGTTTTTTATTTGCCCATTCCCAAGTAATATTACAACCATCAATTTTTAGCTCTGCCATTTTATCAGCAATTGTTCTTTCCCCCGGTGACGAGCTAAAAATCTGATTATCTGCTGGTCCTGGTCTTATCCTACCAATATTGAATTTTTTTTTCAATATTTTTTCTTTAATCAATATTGATTCAGCTATTTTTTTTGGAGTATGGTTGACCCCTTTATTTTCCTTGCCTGTCCATCCGTAAACTTCATCAATTAAAAATAAAGTCCCTTTTGGAAATGATCTTATTTTATTATTTATTTTTACCGGCGTACCATCTGACTCAGCAAAAAATGGTACTGCATAAGGGGCTGACGACCCCCAATCAAACGATCTTTCAACTTTCCAATAGGTAGGTATATCAAAGGGCTCAACTACGTGGATTTCAGGTGCCCAGAGATCACTAAATGCCCCTCCTGCTACAATATCCCAGGAACCTTCATACCATGCTTTTCTTTTATTTGGATCAGTTATTGATTTTAACTTATTAATATATTTTGGATCATTTTTAAGTAAAATTTTATTCTCTTGTACATTCCCATGGATTCTTACTCTTCTATTTTCATCCTTATCTGTAATAATTTTTCCGGCTGGTGCTGGATCAACAAAATACTTTTTTACCCACGCATGACCAACTCCATAACTATTTGTTGTAGATCTTGTTCTTGGGATAATTCCTGGGCCGCTTGCTCTCAAACAAGATTTATTCATTGACTCATAACATTCAATATCTTTCCAGTTTGTTAATTCCTCCCATCCAATCCAACTAAATTCTTTTCCATGATATACCGCATAATCCTGAATATTCCTCATATAAGAAAGAAAAAGAACTTCACCTTCAGGAAAAGTCCATGACATAGCTGAAGCATTAAATTTTGCCCTTGGCTCAATTAATGAAAACCACTTTTTTGTTTTAAGTACAATATCACTTAACTGTTTGTATGTATTTCTAAAAAGTATTCCTCTCCAATCAGACTTAAACCCCTTATTACAGTCTTGATAAAAATCCATTATTAGTGAATCAGTTTTTCCATTGCCTCTTGTCCCATCAAAAAGAACTTCTTCTATAGGACAAGAAAGAAAAAACAATTGAGAACCAGCTTGTGGTACCCATACTGCATCTTTTATATAATTACTATAATCATTCATTATTTAATCTTTTCCAATATGTTGGCCTATTATTCCAAAGTCTTGTTTTTATCTTTTCATATCCTAAGGATCGCATTTCTCTATTAAATATTCGAGATATTTTATCATTAGTTATAAATGCTCCATGTTTATCAGCATATATATTAAAGTGTCCTATAGCTCTAGTGTTAAATGAATTTGCAATCAAGAAATACCTTGGAGACAATTTTCTAACAATTTCGTGTAAATGATAAATTGGATATTGTATATGTTCAAAATATTCTGATGCAAAAATTAAATCAATATCTTTTGAAATATTATCGATTTCGTAACAAATGTCAAATTGATATTTATTTTTTATAACTTCAATAAATTTGGATTGTTTTGTAAATTCAATATTTGTTCCAATTACATTTGAATTAGGGAAAGTTAATTTTAATGCGGCAGATGTATATCCAATACCACATCCCAAATCAACAATATTTTTAACTTTTTCTAAATCTTTTTTTATAGAAGTATCAAATAATGACTTTCTATCTGATATTGCCATTATATATTTCCGTGAATATACTCTCCAGCATGCCCATAATTCAGATAGATAATAATCGTGGTCATATAAATTAAAATCAGGGTTGTTATTTTCTAATGATTTATACCATAAATTTTCAAGTTGTTGACTTTCTTTTAAACTTTTTCTTATATTACCATTTCCATTTAAGTATCTTATAGTATTTTTTGCAATATTATAAATCCTACCTATTTTTGCTTCTGGATTTATTTTTTTATAGATCAATAAAAATCTTTTTAATCCATCATCTGATCTTTCATTTAATATATTCATTTTTTCTTCAACTCCATATTGTAATTATCTATACCCTTTTCTATTTTTACACCTTCTTTTTTTATTAACTTATTTTTTTTAAATTGACTATAATTTACTGAATGTTGCCATCTTCCCCATTTTCTTACAACTTTTGTAACATCAGGATGTTGTCTTTGTAATGATCTTGCCATTTCAAGCCTACCATCAAAATTAGAGTCTTGTTTATAAAGTTCATCAGTATTCCCACCTTTCATTACCATTGTTGTTGTTTTTTCAACTAGAAATGCATTAAATAAAATTGTACACCATCCTCCCTTTAAAGCTCTTAAACATAAGTCAGTATCTTCATTATATTTTCCTCTCCATCTATATTTCAAACTATTATTTACTAAGATGCAAGAATAAATACGAGTATTTATTCTAAATGGCACATCTTTCCATTTTTGCCTAACAAACATAAAGTATTGTGGGCCTGAAAAAGCAATATTTGTATATCTATCTGTGAAATCTTCCATTGCTTTAAATATCATAGGTGAAAATACTTTTAATTTTCTATTTTTATTCCACCTATGAAATCCTCTCATATTATCATCCATTATCCAATGTCTTTCATGACCTTCTTCTAAAGAATGTTTCCAAACAAAATTTCTTGCTGGTATTGATCCCTTTCCCAAATTACTAAAAGGCAAAACTATTATTTTTTTTGGATCAATAACATTAGAATATTCGTCAAATTCTTGAGGCTCAATAACTATTCTATAAGGACAATTCATCTTTTCAAGAGCTTTACTTGTTAATCTGCTTTCCCATCGTCCTTTAGAAATAATGTATATTGGATATTTATTTTTCATCGTAATATTCAGTTGTCATATCTATTTTTTTTGCTTCTGGATACCAAATCGATCTTGTTTTTTCTGTAATTTTTTGATCAATAAATGTAGCAAAAGAATTAAGATCATCAATACTCAAAAAATTTACTGTTATTGAAAATTTTGCCCCTAAATCTTCATTTTCACATTCCGGCATACCCTCCCATTCTTCAATATAATTAATTTCTTCATCTTCATCTTCATCTTCATCTTCATTATTAAAATTAAAATCAATCATTTCCCATTCTTCATCAATACCATATTCGCTTAATTCTTCAATTGTAAAATTATCAGATAGCTTTTCTACTTCCTCATTAAGTAAATCAAGATCCCAATCTGATTCCCCGGATCTGTTATCAACAATCCTTGCAAGCCTTACCTGTTCTTCTGTCAAATCATCTCTTATAACTACAGGAAAAGCCTTCATATTAAGCTCATATGCTGCCTTAAGCCTTCCATGCCCTTTGATAATCATATTATCTTCTTCCCAGATTACAATGGGCTGATCTGGTTTAATTACTTTTTCTCTTTCCTTATCACTCATATTTTGAACATCTTCTTTAGTCAAACCAGTACCAATGAGAATTGAATTTATGATCCAATCAACATTATGATTCTTTGCATTTTTTGGATATGGAATTATATCATCTAATTTTCTTTTTATAACTTTCATTTTACTTTTCTCCTTACTTATTTGTTTTTATTATTCTCCAAAACTACCCATTGGCAATTCTTCATCTGTCTTACCATTAATAATTGTTATTTTTTCAGGCTTTTTAATTGGATCGATATCTTCAATTCCAATTGGCTTGTCGGGAATAATACCCGAATCATCAGGAACTATTTTATTTGAAGCGGCACACCCAATCATACAAAATGATATAGTAATGATAAAAAATATTTTCATTTTAATTTTCTCCTATACTATCAAAAATTATTGGGACTTGTTTTTTTACATCTTCTAAGCAATTTTTCATTAATTTTCTTATTTGTGGATGAGCTTGTTTTGAAGTTCTTAATTTAAAAATATGTTTCCACTCTCTTAAATTTGCAGTCATAATTATTTCGGTTTTCAAACTGTTGGGCAATACTTCTCTCGCTTGTTCCGGTCTCCATCCATTATTAATTAAATTATTATAATCAAATTTTGAATTAAGACAAGATTGAAGAAAAACTTTGTGGGTGAAAGGGATATCATCTTTAAAAAAAATACATGAAGTTTCTTTATACTTTCCCAAATACTTTTTATCCATCCAAACAGGGAGAATGAAAAGTATATCTCGGTTTTTGTAATTAATATAACGGGTTGACTCAACAGATAAAGAACAAATCCTATGTCTTGCAATCTCCTGTAAGACTCCTCGATTTGTAATAAACTTAATAGTAATTATAGCATGTTCAATTACCGATTCATGTCCCTTATTGATAATCATTTTAGTAAATTTTTCAGATGATTCTTTATTAATTTTGGACTCGCTTTTATAGCAAGTCCGTCCAGCTTTCTCAATTAATTCAAGAGGACAATTATCAATTTTTATAATTTTATGACTTTGTTCAATTATCTCCATATATGTTCTCCTTAATTAATTTCTTTTATTTATTATTTTTTGAAATCTTTTGCTTGTTCGTATTCCCTTATTTGTATATTCATATTTTGCATAAGTTCTATTCCAATGGGAAGGATTCCAATAATAGCATTGATAAATAAATTGGGGTCTGTTTTACTTGCAAAATTAACATTATCGATACCATCTTTTATTGGACCGTATTGTTTGCGTATTTCATCATCAAATTTTTTAAGTAATTCCCAATCATCCTTTGATAAATGATGTTTTCTCGCTATAATCTGATCCCTGAAAAGATTATAGTTAAGTTGCAGATTTGCATCTGCAACTTTTAATTCATATATCGATTCTTGAAGGTCGTTATTAAAAAATGAACAACCGCTAATCAATAAAGACATAGCAATAATAAAAAACTTTTTCATATAACACCTCCATATTTCCTTTTTACAGTACCGCATCCGCCGGGACATATATTATATGGATCATAATTTATTGTTTCTAACATCGCTTCAAAAAAATACTCAGAAATCATTTCAGGCGTATATCTTGTATTATCGCAAGCATTTAACATAGTCATAGAATTTCTATAATGAAGAAAAACTGTTTCATAATCAAAACATTGATCAATTGCTGAAAGAGAATGCTCATATATTCTATTTGCAACCTTACCCGGTTCATAACTAATCATTCCATCTTCATCATACAAAACTACTGTTACAGCTACACTTTCAAAGTCATATTTTCCTTGACAAGGAAAATATATCAGATCCTCATCCACTTCATCATCAATACCTCTATCTGTATCCGTTACTTCATCTGTATTTTCTTCTGGCAATACATAATTACTTTCATCACCACATCCAATAAAAACTATAGTAGCAAAAAACATAATAAAAACAATCAATACTTTTTTCATTTCCATTTTCTTTTCTCCTTTTTAAAATTAAGTTTATAAAATATACATACAAAACACCATACAATATATTTTCCTTTTTTTCAAGTCTTTTGAATTCAAATAAAAAACCCGATATGGATTTTCTCCAATACCGGGTCAAAATCGAGCTTATTGGGGTGTAGAATCGATTTTCTTTTTATTTGAATATAAAGCCTTATCCAAAGGCTTCAGACAGTTTTAATCTTTCCTTATCTTTTTGATACTGTTTTTCTAAATTCATCCAAAATCTACTTGGTCTTTTAAAAATTTTTGCAAAAGAAATAGCAATTTCACGGGTAATAGGTTCTTCCCCTTTTAAGATTCCGTTGATAATTTTTACATCAATATTAATTCTATCCGATAATTCAATTGGAAGTAAATTAAAATAATTAAGATCTTCAATCAAAATATCACCTGGAGAAACTAAATAATTTGGATAATATTTATTTTTCATTTCTCTTCTCCTTTAAAATTTCAATTCTTTTTTTTATACTTTCAAGAAATGCCAATTCACTTTCACAATATTCTTTTGTATATTTTATATTATTTATTCTTATTGGTGTTTTTGATTTTACTCTATAATAAAAGTTTTGATTTGCAATAAGAATTTCCTCTGCTCCTTTTAACCAAGAATTTTCTATATTATCTGGAATATAGTGCAAGTTGCCTTTGTAATTTATTGGATAAGGAATAAAAACTTCACAACCTATATCATTTTTATAAAAATGATATGCAGTCTCGCTTTTATTAATATTTTTTGTAAGCTCTTTAAAGTTTTTTTCTGTCATTGTAATTTCAGGAACATTTTTTTCTTTTACTTTTTCATCAAGTATTTGTATTTGTCCAGACTCCTTATGCCAAGTATATCCATTTCCAACAATATTAAATAAATGATCTAAAACAAATAATCTTGAATTTTTAAAAGTTCGATGTAAAAATAATATAGGCCATTCTAATATATTTTTTGTTATTTGTTTTTCAAGATTCATATTTTCTCCTAATCTCATCTTTCATTCTGATTTTTCTGCATTTCAATTTCTTTATTTTTCAACTCTTGTTTAATACGCATCATTTAAACAATCTCTTCCATTGAATGTTTTAAGTTTTGTTTTATATTTTTCAAATCCCATTTTTACTCTTGCTTCAATATCTTTTATTACAGCCTTTTTTAATATAGACGACTCAAAAGCAAAACCAATGTCCTTGATTACTTCTGGCACAACTTCTTTTTCCTTTTATTGGATCTGGTTCCGGGGTTGCTGCTTTAATATTTAATTTCATATCAAATTACCTTTTATTAAAGTTTAATTTTCAAAACTTGACTATGTAGATGTTAAATATCTCAACTAAGATTAGTATATCATAAAAACAAAAAAGGTGTTGTAAAAAATCGATATTTTTAGAAAAAACTAGAGATTGACTATTTGAATGGATCTTCCATCTTATCAATATCAGTTTTAATAAAAGCAATAATTCCCTTCAATCTTCCTTCAATATGTTTCAATGTTATTCCATTTTCATAAAATTTTATTATTACTTTTATTAAATCTCTATGGAAACTTGGTATTTCATAATCTTCATTTTTCATTAATTTTACTATTTGAGAATAATGTTTTGGTTTTAGCCTATAACAAAATTGATTATTCATTGTTATTAACTCCCTTATTTTGAATAAATATCAATTCTTATAAGTTACTAATTATAATTTTGTCAATCTGTTTTGAATTTTTTTGAATTCAATCGAAAACCTATAGATTTTTTCAGAATAACTTGAATTCAAAATCTATAACTATATCAATGCGTTATATTGACGATAATATTTTTATTTGATACCTTTTTAAAAAATCGAAAGGTAAAACCTTCCTGCTACAATAATCATAAGGAGAGACATGATGACAGACCAACAAGTAGAAAAGAAAGAGCCCGTCTATATTGAGTCAAACACAAATGATATTTTAAGACAATCTGAAGAAAGGCTTTTAGCTACTCAAAAAGCATTATTTAATGCTAATATGCGCCAATACCAATTAAACCAGCAATTTCAAAATCCTTATAATCAAAATCCTTATAATCAAAATCCTTATAATCAACAATATAGTAATCAACAGAATCAACAACCACAACAACCTAAACCTGAACCACAACCTAAACAAAGACAAGAAAATTTAACACTATCAATGCTTAGTGTTATCGAACAACTCCATGCATTGCTAGAAATTTATAGTAATATAAATCCGACTATATATCCGGAACATCTAAAAAAACAAACAATAAAAGAAATTGAGCATTTGCGATCCTTTCAAACTCGTTTTAATGAAAATCCAATAGAGTCAAAAAGGATCTTAACCCTGGTGTCAAATGAAATGGCACCCAAACAAAATTAAGTAAAGGAGATTGTTATGGACACAACACCTGGTGGAAGTATTGGAACTGGAGATGCCGCCGTACTTGCTTTGCTTGCCGACACTGCAAGAGCAGGTAGAGGTGGCGGTTGGGGAGTAGGCGGTTGGGGAGGTGAAGGTGGAGGTTATGGAAGTGCTTATGGTAATATTGCAAACGCCGTAAGACTTGACCGAAATGCCCAACAAACTGAAGATCAGGCTGATTGTACAAGAAATCTTTTCGGGCAAGCTTTTTCGAGTATTCAGAATGCTTTTGAAAATGGTACTCGTGACAGGCAGCAAGCAGCATTGTCCAGTCAGATTACAAATGGCGAGTTCAGGATTTCTGACAGACTGCGAGATACTGAACTCAATTCTGTTCGGGAATCTGCTGATTTGGCACGACAGATTGCTGCTTGCTGTTGTGATACTCAAAAAGGTTTTCTGGAACAAGCTCTGAGACAGCATGAATGTTGTTGTGAAACTCAAAAAGTAGTAATGCAGGAAAATCAGAAAACTCGTGATCAGATTATGGATAATGAATTGCGACGAGCTACTGATGCAAATAACATCAATGCTACTGTAGGAGCAATCAATGGTGCTGCTGCTGCGAATACTGCTGCTATTATTGCCGCTATTCGTGAAGGACACCATCATCCTCGTCCATGAAATAACGGACACTGCCCTTGCGGTGGTGGAAACGGTGGTGGCGGGGATAATGTTATGCTGTGTCATCAACCAGGGACACCAGCTCAACAAACTTTAATCGTACCACCTGAAGCAGTTGAAGGACATTTAAGGCATGGTGACTACTTGGGGGAATGCAGACCATTGGCGGTAAACGAGAAAAAGCCGGAAGAAATAAAAAAGCCGGGAACAATAAAGAAAGAAAAACCGTCAATAGTTACAAACCCGAAATAAAGTATGGATTATGGTTGCTTGCAAGTTAGTTACTAAGTTTTAATTTAAGCCCCGGTTGAAATATACCGGGGCTTTTTAAGGAGGTATTTTATGAAACGATTTATAATCCCTCGAATTGCTCATTGTTGTGGCGGAAGTATAATCAACCCCTGTATGTTGAATAATTAAGGCATACAGGGGTTAATTTATAGGAGAAAATTATCATGGAAATTATTATTTCAAAAGAATCAATCCATGCTCTCAACGAAATAATGCATGAACTATATATCGAATCGTACAAAATAAAAGGTATTGGGTGTGCATTATATTCAATGGGATTAAAAGGCTTTAATTCTTTTACTAAAAATGAATCACACGAGAGATGGAAATATGGAAGTAAGGTAAAAAAATATATTTTGAATTTTGGTGGTAGAGTCATTCTCCCTATGATTCCTGAATCCGAAACAAAATACCCTAATGCTCTTGATGCAGTTACGATGATTCAAACTATGGATAGAGGATTGCTTGAATTTATTAATCAAAAAACTAAAGAAATCGCCGAAAAAAAAGAATGGGTTGTTGTAGATTATATCGGGGAAATTTGTGAAGATATGATAAAAGAATTTAATGAAGTATCAGCAGTTGTTGAGAAAACAAAAATGATTGGTCCAGATCTTGTTGGATATGATATTTTTCTTTATGAACATTACCAACCAATGTCTGATAAAAGAATTGGAAAATATTAAAAATAAAGCCTCATGTATTTTATCATGAGGCTTTATTACTGGAGGTAAAAATGGAAAATGATAATAAAGAAATAAATATAAATCTTACAAAAAACAATTTTTTAATTTACTTTCAAAACTAGGAATAAGAAATTATCAATTAGGTAAAGATGAAAAAGAATTTGTAAATTTCCTTAATAATGGAACTGTTGAAACAACCAAAAGTGATGGTATTACTTCTGAAGATGCCGGAACATTATCTCTTATTTTTAAGATAAGATAAATTTATTCATCAATAATTTTTTTTATTCTTAATATATTCCATTCCTTCTATTATTTCGATATTCAGCATAACATTGCTCACAAACATTTAAGAGTTGCCCTCTCATTTTACAAACAATTCTCCTGAAAACTTGCACTCCACAGTTTTCGCATCGGTATTCTTTGGGTTTCAATCTTCTATACTCCTTTATTATTTTAATTTATCTAAAAAACCCTCATATACTACCACACCCTTACATAACATTTCCCTTCCTTGTTTCTCCACAAAATATACAAACATCACCTTTCCACATATGACCTGAAGGACGGTTACTGCACCATTGCTTCTTCTGACATGCTGAACAAAGCTGACCTTCTTGATAATATCCATCAAATAAAAAAGTATTACAATTTGAACAATGAATCTTTATTTTATTATTCATTATTTTCCTTTTCTCCTCCTTACTTTACATAAATATATTCATAAGCAGCTTTTATTAACTCATTTATCAATACATTATCAAGTATGATATTCTTACTATCGAAAACCATATTCCATTGATCTTTCATTGATTGATTTTCCGGTTTGGTTTTTACAACATCAATAATTTGTTCGATATGATTTTCAGGAGTACCACAACTAATAAGAATTTGTTTCATTCTCTCTGTAACCGTCATTTTACTCACCTGTTATAATATCACAAAAGATGTTTTCAGACTTTTTCCATAAATTCGTTTTATTTGTTTCCTTTTCTTTTATTTTAACATTATCTGATATTAAAACAGTATCTGTTTTAATATCATAAAAAAAAGAAAATATAACATCTCTTTTCAAAAAAGAGATGTTTATTTTTTCTAACTTTACCACCCTACATTTTCTTTGAGGTTCAGGAACTTCTTTTTTATATATAACTTTTGTTTTTTGATATGGCGAAAAAATAGGTAAAAGAATCGAATGCCGATAATTCCCGGTAATAATCTTATTTTTTCTTTTCTCTATTAGCCATTCAAGAATTCTCTTATGATACTCAATACCAGTTTCCCAAAAGAAATAAGTTTTAATACCTCTTTTTAAAACTTTTACTTTAGTTTTATTATTAATATTTTGATAACGGATTTGAAAATTTTTTAAGATTTGAATAGTTATTGTTTCAGAGCAATTTTTATTAAAAAAATCATAAAGGTCTTTATTCATTTTTTCTCCTTTAGTTAAATAATCAATATTTTACCTGTGAATAATACTTTCAATCGTCCATTATAATATTACAAATATAGCCTAAAAAATTTATCTCTTCCTTTTTTTCCTGAGCTTTTTTGTAGGACATTTTTTGAGCATCATAAAAATTTTTTGTTAATGATAAAGTTTTTCCATTAATAATATTTTTAAAATAGTCATTACCAACTATAATAATACAATTTGCCTTTATATTGTTTCTTATTCTTTCACCCAATGATTGTTTTTTAATCATCTTTATTCCCTTTCTATATCGCCCCCTGATTAGTTTTATAAGAATCTTCAATTTCTAAAGTTACTTCAAATTTAACAACTTTCACTGGTACATCAAACTCAAATTCATGGCACCACGCCGGGCAAGCTCCTTCTTTTATTAAATCTCTCTTACTCTGAACTTGAATTAATTCTTTCTCATCACCCCACCCACATTTCTTTGTTCTCCAACATTTAAGATCATATCCCTCCTATATCGCCCTGATTGCCTTCTAAAATCGATTATTTTCATCGATTAACCCTAATATATCATAAAAATGAAAAAAGGGTCTAATCAATCAGTCGTTTTTCCAGGTACAATCCCTATATTTTTTTGCCTTATATTTTGAATCTATTTTTATGATATCCAAAAGCCCAAATCTTTTCCCGGTCACACCGCATCTCTTACAAAACATTCTATCAAAAATCCTACCTCTAGACATGACACTCATACCGTTTGTATATTTTTCCCAAATATGATCATTATTACTTTTATCTAATATAATGACATCAACTAAAATTCTTTTCTTTTCAAATGGCTTTAATGTATAATTGAAAGTTTTTATAATATCTTTTGCCCATTCCTCAGGACTATCAACCTGTCTATTGTATTTTTCTTCCCAAATTTCTTCCTCACCTTCGTTTTTTACTTTAATAATAAAATTCATTGCTACCTCATCATACTTTTATTTAAATAATTAATAAGCTTTTCTAAATAAGTGTTTTCATCTTTTAATTTGTTTATTGCCATTCTCAACATTTGATTATGCCAAGAATTATGGACGGTGCAAGTTGTTTCGATACAACCTTTAAAATCTCCTTTAAATTTACAATCATCACATTGGTCAATTGGCTTATTCATTAGTTTTTCTTTCAATTCCCTACCAGCTTTTGCTGATTTATTTAGATCCATTTTGTTTCCTTTGTTTATTTTCCTTAAATTTTTTTTAAATATTTTGCTCCCTCTTTAATTTTTTGAGGGAGCATTAATTTTTATTTTAATAAATTAAATAAAAAATCTATTCCTCTTTTCATTAAATAGAGGAATTGTAAATTTTATTTATAATTTCACAGAAATGCCGAACGATTACGGCTCAACCACCTCCTTAGATAAAGGAATCTTGATCTGATCCTCTTATTATTTAAATCATTACACCTTTCAAATATATCATCACAAGGCTTAATAAAAAAATCTTCGATATTCATTAAAATATCATATGCTATACTTGCAGTCATAGTATTTGAATCAGAATAATAAGTGTCTTGCGATGATATATAAAAAGAAACCATTCTTTTCCCTTAAGGCGTACAGGCTGAAATAAAGATAAAAAAAATCAAGATAAGAAAAATACTATAATAATTCCATTTCATTATTATCACCTCCTTTGATTTTTTTATATAGTTTACTCTTAATAACTTTTAAGCATTACTCTCCTTTTTTAAGAATTACCATTGCAGAATATTCCTGAAATTTATCAGGAATAATCTCAACAATTCTTTTTATATCATTTGTATTTTTTTTCTGCTCTTTTTTTATATGACGCAACCAATAAAAAATATTAGTAAGAATTATCCCTGTTGAAACTATTGAGTTTAGGATAATAAAAATCATAATAAAAGTAATATTTGTATTACACATTATTTTTCCCTTATTTTAATTTATTGGGCTCGATTGAAAGGACTTCAACTTCCTGATTAACAGTCAGGCGTTATAACAATCGAACATCTTCTATAAACTTACTATATCATAAAAATCAAAAAAAGGTTCAATTTAATTTTTTGATTTTCCATTTATCCCCATATCCCTTTCCCTTTAGAATTCCAAAACTCGATTCAGCTTCTTCTTTTGTCATGATTATACATGATTCTTTTCACAAATCAGACAAACTGTCTTTTTATTAATTATTTTTGTTGATTCTATATCACCTTTCCATCCACATTTTCTTTTTCTAAAGCATTGCATATCCATATCTGTCTCCTTAATTATGTTTCTTTCTTTTTACTCCCTTCTTTCTCAAGAAATATAAAATATAAAAAAACTTTATAATCAATATTCAATTCCTTCCCTAATTTTTTTGCTATTCTTAAATTGGCCTGTTCTTCCGACTCTCTAGCTGTCAATGGAACATTACATTTTTTCATTTTCTCTTCCTTGTTTTCCTCTTGACAAATCAATATCGCCCGTGAGGGTGTTCCCATTTGCCTGAAATCACCTTCTTCGGTTTTCCTGGTACTGTAAATTCGTATTTCATATCTTTTCAAGCCGTTCGACTAACATATGTATTATCTTATGAGTTAGGGCTTCATCATAACTGCCATCAATTGTGAATTCATCAGTTTTTCTAAACTTGTTTGATGAGTTTGAAAGATAGTATTTCGCTCTTTGAATAAGGTATTCGTTTGACCATAAAGTCATGAGTAAGTTACTTTCATAGCTATTGCACCTTTTTGGAACATTCCTTTCCGAAATTGTAACTTTTTTATTATACAGATCGATAAATTCTTGCCTACAATTGGACAAAAATTTTTTCTTCCTTTTATTACTCCATCGCTTTAAAATTCCCATTCTGACTCCTATTTACTTATCATTCCAGTTTCACGCCATGGTGTACCGGATCTTCATTCAAGATACCTTCCTCCTGTGTTCTTTTGGAGTTCCTGGACTATTTTCCCAATCTTTGGAGCATCCAGATAAAAAAGATACGGCCATTACAATTATCAAACATATTACTATTTTTTTCATATTACCCCTATTTTCAAGGTATGCACCTTTTTTGATTTTACTTGGCTGATCGGAGCAAAACGGGCACAAATGTTTATAATCAAACATTGTCCATCCTTTATGATGGATGGAATTCAACAAGGCATTTGCACGTTCTATACGACCTGATTTCATCCAATCTTCATAAACCTTTTTATATCTTATTTTGGATAAAAGATCACCTTGCCTTTCTCCTATATTTTCTTCCATTTCCTATTTCCTCTTGACAAATCCGTAAAAATAGAATATCTGATTCATCAGATATTTCAAAACGCCTTCCATATAGATACTATCATAAAAATGAAAAAGGGGATTTCTTATTTCATACAGATAGCCAGAACTATGATTCTTCATCAACTTTAATAACTTTTTTTGATTCTTCTATTTTATTAATAACCGGCTCTGCTATTAATTTTTCCCATTCTTCAACAGATAATCTTCCCGGTACAACTAAAGTGCCTTGTGTCCTGATATCGCCTTCAATATTTATATTTGTTTTGCTTTTGCATTCTTCAGGAAACTTATTTTCCATTATCCAAATGTTAGCTTTTAAATCAGATACCAATGTTCTTTTAATTGTTGATTTCAACCTTCCTTTTTTATCATATCTTTCTTCAACAACAACTCTACCACCTTTTCCAATCAATCTAATATTATCTAATGTACTGATTAATAGAGATGACTTTGCCGCTTCCATCTTCTCTAAAAGTTTTCTATACGGACCATACTTTTGTTTTTTCCCAAGTTGCTTCCATTTATATAGTGTATGTTCGCTTACACCTGCAAATTTAGCAGACTCCTTATCAGATATGCCTCTTGCCTTTGCCTGACATATCCTATCTATTACTTCAGTTGTTAGTTTTAAATCTGCACCTTTAATAAAATCAAGTTGTTTGAATTTTCCCATAATACTTTCCTTTTTTTATATAATATTTTTTTTATAACTAATTTTTATTATTACATAAAAAAGGGAATAATGTCAATATACATTAAGAATAAAATAAAAATAATATTTAATTAATTTAAGTAAAAATTTAAATATTGTCTTTAATATACATCTAACTTGATGATTTCTTCATTATAGTTTTCCTGTTTTAATATTTTCTTTTTAATAGGA